TCAACAGGTGAACCAAAGTATTATGCACATAAAGATAATACAACTATATTAGTAGCACCTACACCTTCATCAACAAGCAATGGTGAAATAGTACATATATCAAGACCTACAACTTTAACGTCAGCTTCACCTAGTAATTACTTTACAGATTTTTGTTATAATGCATTGTTTAATGCATGTTTAGTTGAATCATATATCTTTATGAAAAACTTTCAAGCTGTTCCTACATTTGAACAAAAGTATCAATCAGCTATTTCAATTGTTAGAAACAGAGCCAGAAGATTTAGACGTGACGATATGACAAGACCTGCAAGTCCTGCAGGAGCAGATAACACAGTCGTAGATGGGAGTAATTAATGAGTTTATATAGAATTTTTTTTAGATTAAAAGGACCAACTTCATATGCATCAGATAAAGTACCATCTGTTATTGAAAGAGCAGGTTCTACTATAGTTAAAGCTAAATCAAAAGAAGAAGCTAGAAAGAAATTAAAAAGCACAGATGAGTTTAAAAAAATATTTAAAACTGTAAAAGATTTAGATGAAACAGGTTCAAAACCAAGATTAACTAGAACTAAAATTGAAGATGCATCTACAAAACCAAAATTTAAATATAAAGACCCACCTGAATTATCACGTGAAGCTAAACAATTTTTAGAAATGGAAAGAAAAAATCCAAAAAAAGATATGTTTAAAAATTATTCTAAAGGTGGTAGATTAAGTAATGGTACTGCATTTATTAAAAGTTTATATAAGGATAAATTATAATGGCAATTAGTAGAAGTTCAATACCACAACAAATAATGAAACCTGGTGTAAAGAAAAAGAAAAAATTTAAACAAGGAAGAAGGAGTAGATAAATGGTTGTATTTAACGCAGCTAGATTTCTTGCTAAAAATGCAAAGATAAGAAATAAGCTTAAAGAAATGGGTGAAGATATTGTTGAAAAAGTTAAAAAAGATACTGGTAAAACAATATCTAAAACTAAAGTAAACAATAAAGCTAAAACTGTACTAAACAAAGTTGTAAAAGATAAAGTAAAAGATAAAGGTAAAGACGTTAAAGTTACAGTATTACCTCCTGGAACTTTTAAAGATTTTCAAGCTAAGATGAGAGATGAATTTAAATATGCTCCACAATCTAAAAAAGTAGGTAGAGAAAGATTAAGAAAATCTAAAAAAACAAAAGAAAGTGAAGCAGAGTTTGAAGCTAGACTTGATAAATTAGCAAAACAAGGTGGAGCTACTTCTTATAAAGAAAGTCAAAAAGGTAAACAATATGTAACTGAATCAGGTGCAACAGGAAGATATCCTAAAGCAAGAGGTGTTACAGCAGACCAAGTTGCTGATGAAATGGGTATTTCTGGTAGAAAAGGTCAAAAAATTGATACAGCATTATTTACTAGAAAAGGTTTAGCTGATGCAGGTATGGAAGAAGTTAAAGGTAAAGCTGGAGGTTCAGTTAAAAAATTAAAGAAATCTAAAAGTAAACGTAGTTATCGTGGTTATGGTGCTGCAAGAAAGGGTTAATAATGGTTGCAAGATTTGGTAAAAAATTAGTTGAATCAGGTTTTACATCAGTAGCTAAGAGTAGAAAAAATTTAGCTTATCCTACAAAACTTGATGCTAAACTTGATAAACTTAAAACAGATATTAGTTTAAAAGAAAATCAATTAAAAAAACTTTTAGAAAAAGAATTAATTAGTAAAAATAAATATCAAACTTTATTAGATGCATATAAAAAACCAAGACAAAAAAAGATATTTAAATTACAAGACCAAATAGCTGCAAGAGCAAAAGAAATGGAAAGAACAGGTAAGGTTCAAACCACTAGAAATAATCCAAGACTTGCTGCACTAAAAGAAAAAATGAATCTTAGAACTGCAAAAAAAGGTGGTAAACTAAGAGGCATGGGTAAAGCACTACGTGGTGGTGGTAAAGTAACGAGAGGTTAAATGGCTTATAATACTTCAGGCACATATGACTTTAATTTAGAAATAGGTGATATAATTCAAGAAGCTACTGAAATGATTGGTGGTGAAGTAACTCTTGGTGAAGAACCTAGAAGTGCAAGAAGGTCAATTAATTTAATATTAAATGACTGGCAAAATAGAGGTGTGTGTTTATGGACAACAAATACAACAACTGTAAGTATTGCTTCAAGTACAACTGCAGTAAGTTTAGGTAGTCATGTAAGTGACGTAATGCAAGTTGTAGTTAATAGGGATAATACAGATTTAGAGATGACACGTATCTCTTATGAAGAATGGTTAAAGCTACCTAATAAAGGACAAACAGGTAGACCTTCACAATATGCAATTAAAAGATTTAGTGATAATGTTCAATTATATATGTGGGCATTATCAGATGTCAATACTGACAAATTAAAAATTGAAAAGATTGATTATATGCAGGACGTAAATAAATCTGCAGTACAAAATGCAGACATGCCAAGAAGATTTTTACCTGCATTAACAACTGGTTTAGCTTATTATATGTCATTAAAAAGACCAGGTATATCTGAAGCAAGGGCAAGGTTTTTAAAATCTGAGTACGAAGAAAGACTTAGTTTTGCTATGACTGAAGATAAAGAACGTGCATCACTTTACATTACACCTAAAATGGGTGTAATATAATGGCAGTAGGTAAAAGAGCAAAAGCAGTATGTGACGTATGTGGATTTGTATATCCTCATAATGTCATGAAAAAAAATAGTTATGGTTTATTAGTTTGCCCTACAGATTTTGATGGAGCTTTTGATGAAAAAAATCATCCACAAAATAGAGCACCTAATGTAAAAGATGATGAAACAATTAGAGACCCTAGACCAACTCAAAATGAATCATTTACAAGTTGGAATAATCAGGAAACTAATTGGGAAGCAACAACAAACTTTTGGAATATAGTGAGTAATATAGATGCCTGATTTAACTGGAACAAAGATTTCTAATACATATAAAAGACTTATGCAAGTTAAGTCTTCAGATAATGCAGGGATAACCTCATCTCTACAGACTATTCAGTCAGGTGACAATGTTGACTCACCTTTACAACTTTCAAATTCTACATTAAATGTTAATGGTACTTTTGCAATAGGTGGTGTAAATCTAACTGCAACTGTATCATCTTTAAATGCAACTGCAGATATATCAGGTGGTGAAGGTTATGTAGTTGTATCAGGAACTAATGTTTATAAAAGAAGTTTTTCTGCAGGTAATGGTATTAATATTACTAGTAATGATGGAGTGGCTAGTAATACAGGTATTGCTTTAACAAGTACAATAAGTAATGTACAAAGCTTTGGTGCTTCAGCAGTCTCAGCTACAACATTAGATGTATCAAAAACTATTACTTCTTCAATTGTAAGTGCAGTAGATATAAGAGGAACAACAGTAAGTGCAGTAACTTTAAAAGGAGCTAATGCAACAATTGTAAGTACAGTATCAGCAGGATTTTTCGTAGGTGATGGTTCAGGTTTAACAAATGTTCCTTCTGCTGAAGGTGGTACAGTAAATGCAGTGGTTGCAGGAACAGGTCTTAATGCAACTGTTAATGGTGTCACTTCAACAACTGTAAATGCAAGTGGTACTATAAATGTAGATGCTAATCAATCATTTGGTACAGTTTCAGTTTCAACAGGTTTAATTGTTCCACAAGGAGCAATAACTTTTTCAGTTCCAATAAGTGGAACTTCAGCAGTCTTTACAGGTGATGTATCAGCAGCTAATGTTTATGCAGGAACAAATGTATTCGTAGGTGGTACAGCAGTACCAACAGCAGCAAATGTAGCTGCAGTATCAGCATTAACTTCAGTTAATAAAGCTGATATAGCTACAAATGTGGCAGCAATAACTTCAGCAAATACAGTTATAGCTGCAGTATCTGCGTTAACATCTGTAAACAAAGCAGCTATTACATCTATAAATAGTATTATAGGTGATGGTGGTAATTATGCAACAAGTGCTGAACTTGCTACAGTATCTGCAGCATTAGCTACAAGTATAGGAAATAGTAATACAAATATAGCTGCAGTTTCAGTTTTAACTTCAGTTAATGCAGCAGCTATTACTTCAGCAAATACAGTAATAGGTGCAGTTTCTGTACTTACAAAAACAAACTTAGATGCTATTACTTCAATTAATACAGTCGTAGGAAATGTTTCATCAACTCTTGCAACTTCTATAGGAAATTCAAATACTGCTATAGCTGCAGTTTCAGTTTTAACTTCAGTAAATCTTGCAAGAATAGTTGCAACTTCAGCAGCATTAGCAACAAGTATTGGAACAAGATTACCATTAGCAGGTGGTACTATAACAGGTACAGTATCTGCACAATCAGTTTATGTAAGTGCATTAGGTGCAAATACTTCAGCAACTCTTGGTAAAAGAATTAGAGTAGATGGAGCTGCAATAGCTGATATAGTAAGTTTAACTGATGGTACAAACATATCAGTAGATTTTAATTCAGGTCAAAACTTTGCAGTGCAATTAGCAGGTAATAGAACAATAGATAATCCTACAAATTGTGTTCCTGGACAAACAGGAAGTATATTTGTAATACAGGATGGAACAGGAAGTAGAACTTTATCATTTGGAAGTAATTATAAATTTCCTGGTGGTACTGCTCCTACATTATCAACAGGTGCAAGTGCAGCAGATAGGATTGATTACATTACATTTACATCAACAAATATACATGCAGTAGCAACATTGAATGTGAGTACAGCTTAATGGTAGCAAGAATACCTAGAAAAAAAGGTCAACCTGCTAAGAGTAAAAAACACTCAGATTTATATACAGATGAAGACCCTAAAGGTACAATACGTGGTTTAAAGTTTGCAACAGTAGCAGATGCTCAAAGGTCAATAAGAAAAATAAAAAATTCTACTCGTAAACATAATCATAAAACACAAGCAGCAATTGCAATGGAACAAAGAGCAAAAGTTGCAGGTAAACATAAAGCAGCATTAGTTTATAGAAGATTTATTGAGCAACAAAAAAGAAAAACTAAAAATAGGAAGGCTTAATGGCAGTATTTCAAAATAATTTATTAGCAGGTGCAGGTGCACAATCTGGTAGCACTACACATACAATAGACCAATCAATTAGGTTTAATGATGATGATTCACCAGCTTTAAATAAAAC